TGGGAAATGGTAGAGCCACAATTAAAAGGACAAAACAAAATACCTAAGAGTGTCCAAAATGTAACGTACTTACAGCATAATGTTTGGGAATTTGACACAGTAAGCGAGGACGGAGATACTTTAAAGACTAGGACAATAAATACTAACTATAAGCATAATAGATTTTTAGACGCTGCTTATATTGCAAGGTTAAAGAGTTTAGCCAGCCTTTCAGAAAATGATGCAATAGTTTACGAGCATGGACGATGGGGCAGAATGCAAAAAGGATTAAGTTATGTTTATACCTTCTCTGAAATAAAGCACGTCAAAAATGTAGAGTTTAGACACGATTTACCAGTCCATTATACAGTAGATTTTAACGTATCGCCTTATATGTCGGGCTTAGTCATGCAATTTGAATACATACAAGACGGCTTTTGGAATGGTCATAGTGATTATTGGCAAGTAAACGTAATAGATGAAGTAGCTTTGGAGCATCCACATAATAACGCCTTAGATTTAGGGGCAGAAGTAGAACACCGTTACAATTTAGATATGGGTTTATTTTTATATGGTGACGCTTCAGGAAATAACAGAACACAGATTAAAGATGTACCTAGTGTTTTTGCTCACTTACTAGACGGTTTGAGTGTAAATCCTATTAAGCGAATACCAAGAAGCAATCCAAGATACGCAAAGATAGCCCCTAACAGTTTAGGCCGTGCTAAGTTTATAAACTTCCTGTTTAGTGGATTATTGCCATTAAGGTTGAGAATTAGCCCAAAATGTAGTAACTTTATCAAAGATTTAAAATATTGTGTTCAAGGTGTAAACGGGCGAATGGATAAGAAGGTAAGAGACGGACACCACTTAGACGCATTCACGTACCTAGTATGTCACGAAGATACTTTTGCTTATCTAGCATTAACTAATAAAAAATGAACAAAAAACTAAGAAGAGCCATAGAAGGTTATAGACACGAATACTACGAAAGAACTTGTAATATAGCTAAGTTTGCTAAACAAGTAGTTACTGGTGAGGCTTACGGGGAATTAGTGGTAAATTACGCACCTAGAGAGACAGACGAGCAAAAGATACAACGTGTTGAAATATCACAAGTAAGAACAAAGGCGATAGCTGGTAAAGTTGAGGGCTTCTTTAAACGTGCTTTTAGAGTAGATAAACTTAAAATAGACGTATCACACGAGAACGAAGAAGAAGCGCAAAGAATAGGGCAATATATGGAGGCTTACGGGGATGACGGGCAAAGCCTTTTAAACTGGTCAGAAGAAACGGCATTGTTTTATAATAACATAGACCCAAATTCCTTCTATTGGGTAAAACATACCGTAGAAAACGAGCAAGACTATTTCGAACCTGTAATATTTGAGGCGGTAGATAGTTTAGATTATGAGATAAAGAAAGGTAAAGTGGACTGTTTTGTAGGTCGTATGTATCAAATGGTAACTTATAGTGATGGTAAAGCGCAAAAGACGGCCGAAATACCATATTATTACTATTTTAGTAATGAGGTTATACAGTTGGCCATTATGGTAGATGCAGAAGTTAAGAAAAACACTAACTTTTACGACCAATTCTATGACGAAGAAGGTTTTTTGACTGGTGCTTTAACTACTATTCAGGATTGTGATTATATCTTTACTGAAATGCCTAACGAAATAGGTGTTTGTCCTGTGTCTAGGGTTGGTTATAGTCACGATAAGATAACAAATAAAAACACCTATGTTACTTTTTGGGATGATGCCACAGAAGATTATAGAATACTAATACAAGACGGCTCTGCTTTTGATATTGCTTTAAGGTTACACACGTTCCCAAAGCTAATAATGATGTACACGCCTTGTAACTATGCCGATACTTCTACTAATGCTATTTGTAGGGATGGTTATATGCACCCGCACGGGGGCGAGTGTCCAAGCTGTAAAGGAACAGGTAAAAAATACCACACCACAGGACAAGACATTATAGAAATACAATTACCAACCGCAGACCAGCCGCACGTTATAAAACCTTCTGATATTATCCACTATGCAGATGCACCATTCGAGATAGTGAACAAGTTGAACGAGTTAGTAGATTCTGCAGGGGCTAAAATATCGGAGGCCATATTTAGTATTGATATTAGCCACCAGCACACAGGTAACGCAACAGCTACAGAGGTGACCAACTACAAAGAGACAGCGCAGGACGTGTTGTACGAGTTTACTAAAAGCCCTAGAAAACTATTTTTGTTTACGGTTGATATAATGTCTAAGTATTTAGAAATAGACGATTTGCAGGCCGATTTTATGTACAATAACCAATTTGATTTAGAGACGGTAGGAGAGTTATTAGGTACTCTTAAAATGGCAAAAGAGGCAGGCGCACCACCAGAAGTAATAGAACATATTAACGGCCGCTTAGTAGCTAAACAAAACAGGACAGATAGTACCTACATGAACGTGTATAATGCTATGAGGAAGTTTCAGCCGTTCGCAAATATACCGCAGGATGCTAAAAATATGTTCCTAAGTACGTTACCAGATAGTAGCATACAAAAAGCGTTGTACTATAACTTTAAAGCCGTATCTGAAGAAATAATAGCCAATTACGAAGAATGGTTACTATTAGATTATGACGCACAAAAAGCCAGAGTAGAAGAGATAGCAAAAAAATACGCAGATAAGTACGTACAAGATAACAGCGTTAATCGTGTTTCAGACTTTGCGCCTGATGATTTTATGATGGATGAAGAAGAGTAAATAAATGGCATTACCAACAATAACAGAACTAAGAAAACTAGCCCGTAAACGTAGCGCAATATTAAGAGCGTCAGAAAGTGGACTAATAAAAAAAGCTAAGAGCCAAGAAAGGAAACTAAATAGATATGTTTTAGAGACTCTATTACCTAGCTTTGATATTAACGCACAGACGAACACGCTCAAAAATACTAACGCTAATCTAAAAAAGATAAACAAAGCAAGCGGACTTAGACGGTTTATTAGAAAGGTGGTTAATGTCTTTATGAATGATTATTATTTAAAGCAATTTGATAGTATAGGAGGCCAGACAAATAAATACTTTAGCAAGTACGACCCAAAGACGGGAACTGTAAACAGGATTAACAATAAAGGCGCAACAACTATAAACGGGTTTACTAATGAGTTGTTTGATAATAACCAAATAGCCAGAGCAGTACAAGACACAATCAGGAAAGGTATAACCGCACAAAGCAGCGTAACAGATATAAAGAAGGTAATAAGCGACCAAATAAAAGGGAAAAGCGACAAGTTAGGGCTAGTAAGTAGTTACCACTACCAAAACGGCTATAATCAATTCCAAGAGTACGCACGGGGTTTAGATGATGACTTTGCAACAGCCTTAAAACTTAACTACGCTATTTATGCTGGAGGTACAATAAAAGATACTCGGGATTTTTGCGCAGAGCGTAACGGTAATGTTTACAACCGTGAAACTATCTTAAGCTGGAACGAAACACCGCAAAACTGGCAAGGTAGGAAGCCAGATAATAATATTTTGATTGATATGGGCGGTTATAATTGTCGCCACGATTTTGACTGGATAAGTTACGAACTAGCAAAAAGAATAAATCCTAATATTGAAAAAAGCAAGTACGATAAATAATGTTTAAATACTACATAGATAATAAAGAGTTTAAGCCGCTTAATACTGGCAATTTTACCCTAGATTGGCAATTAGTTACCGATGCAGGGGCTTATCACTATACTAAGTCGTTAAATGGTGCGGTAAACTTTGGAGAGCAGGCGTATAGTTTAATATCTAAGTATGGAGATTGCCAGAAGATATTATTTAGAATAGATGAGACCTGCGGACAAAACACCTTTACTATCTATGATGGCTTTTTTACTAATCGTGCGGCTAAATGGAATCCAGATTTAAAGATATTAGAGGTTGAAATGAGTAATAACACGCTTTACGATTGCTTAACTCGTAACTATGATAAAACCTTTAACTTCTTAGAGACTCCTAATATTGTAAGTAGTGAATTTATAGACTCGCCACAATATCAATTTATAGTAGACCCTATACCAACATCTAACATAACATATAACAAGCCTTTTTATGGTTCAGAGGCTACTTTTTCTGGTGGTAACAGACCCTATGCAGGAATCGGCACACCTCCTAATGTACAGTTTTTTGCTTTGTTTGTTCGTGAGGTAATTACTACTTATTGTCAAGGTGGAGAACCACAACAACCAGAGGGTACAGGCTGGGAAATATTGTTAAATGCCTGCGAGGCTAAAGGTGTAACCACTTGGTATAGAAAGCCCGACCTTTTTAACCCCATCACAGTTCCAGCAGTAGCTTTTGAGCGTCCTACTTGTACGCCTTTACCATGTACACCAACACCACCACCAGTAACAGCCAATGAGAGATGGTTTTTAATAAATACTTTAGAATTTCCAGCAGATAACTATAGTGTATCATTTTACATTGATTTAAACGAGTTGGAAGGCGAATTAATAGACTTGAATAATGGCCGTCTACTATTGGATGTTTTAAATTATGGACTTAATAAAATTGGATGTGAAGACTTAGACATACAAAGTATCTTTTTAAATGCTGAGATTAACCCAGTTACAGGTAACAGCCCTAGCAGTACACAAGGCATACAATTACACGCAATAAGCGACATAAAACAACCAGACGCAACCGAACCAGCAACTAGAGAAGATACCACAGTAAAAGCCATTTTAGAAAGTTATATAAGTGGCAAATTAAATTGTTTTTGGTATATAGACGAGGGTACAGACAGGCTAATAATTGAACACTACAAAGACTTATTTAACCAAGGACAGATAGATATAACAGCCTTTCAGAAGTTTAAAAATAGCTTTGAGTACGACAATACAGATGTACCAACGGCTGAAGAGTTTGAAACCTTCGACGATAGTATAGACTTTACAGGCGTGCCAATACTATATAATAATCCATGTGCGGACGGTGTTAAAACTTATCCAAATGACGGTTTTTTTAGTGAAGTAGACCAAATAATAAGGGCAGACGACTACCCAAATGATGGAATAGTAGCAATTACACCAGATAGCCTAACACAAGACGGAGCAAGGGCAGAAAATGGAGCGATAACAGGCGATTATAGGGCAAATATGCCGCAAGCTATGGCTAACCTCCATTCTAAATTCTGGGGATATTACAGGCCTTTTGATTTTGGCAATTTGAATTTTAACCCTACAGAGTTTGACCAACCTAAGCCCGTTAAGGTGTTAGAAGATGTTGAAATAGATAACTGCTGCTTTTTTGATTTTAACCCTAGAAGCGAATTTATAGGTAATGATTTTGACAAAGGCCAATTAGATAACGCCTCTTTTAGCTTTACCACTAGGAAATTTACACTAAAAATTAAATACTAATGAGTATATACATAATAAATAGAGCTACTAATAGTCGTACTGGTACTGGTTTACCTTTCTACGATAATATAGAGTATGTTTTTAGTAATAGAAATAACAGCTTTGATAATATAAACGGCCTTTGGAGGACACCACCAAATAAGATACCGACTTTCCAAATTGAAACAGAGCCAAACGAAATAGCGTTTATAGAGTATAGAGAAACAAGCGGCCAGAATGTATTTACTGGAGATACGTATAATACTGATTTACTAACGGGGCTAGATGAACAAGCTATCACAAAAAACGGAGTACAAAAGTTAATTATCTCTAGTAAATACGACTATGAGTTGCCAACACCACCTAAAAAAAGCCGTTGGATTATCGTAATAACTGTTATAAATACGGAATTAGAGACCGAAAAACAGTATTTTAGTGAAGAATTTTTAACTACTGATTGTTGCTAATATGAGCTTGCAAAACTTTGCCCAAAACTTAAAAAACCTAGTGGACGAATTAAACGCCACAAGAGAAGCGGACAGCGTGTTAATAGCTACCGAAGCCATAGCCTTAGTACGTAGACGTGTACAAAATGAAAAAGTAGACAAAGATGGGGCGGCTTTTGGTCAGTACTCACAGGCTTTAGTGCCTAGATGGTATTTATATGACCGCTCAAATAGTCAAGGCGCAGACGATAGGATAAGAAATGGCGACTGGTTTCAGTCTTACGCAGATTTAAGAGAGGCAAACGGGTTATCTAGTACGGATATAGATTTTACTTTTAGCGGTGAGATGTTTAGAAATACGGGTGTAACTTCTGTTAGCTCACAAGGCGCAACGGTTACAGTAGAAGTCGGAGGCCAAACAGACAGCGCACAAGATAAATTAGACTATCAAGCGGACAGATACGGCAATATAATAGCACTAAGTAAAGAAGAAGAAATAATAGTAGGTGAAGCGTACGCCGAGCGAATAAACAACCTTATAACTAAATTTTTAGGTTAAAATGAAAATACCTTATATAATAGACAATGTAATTACTCCAAATATTGTAAATTTACCTTTTATAGATAGGTATGCTGGAGTAGTTAGAACTATCAATTTTGCGGTAGAAGATCAAGCGAATAAAACACAAATTAAACGTTTCCCTGTTGCTTGTAATATTGTTAGTCCAGATTGCGCTAATCCAATACAAACACCAACTTATGACGATTTAGTGCCAGATGATAG